CGCTAAAGGTGATTTGATTGGTGGAACTGGGGCAGATACATTTGCAAGATTAGCAGTAGGCGCAAACGATACAGTTCTCACCGCTGATTCTACCGCTGCAACAGGATTGAAATGGGCTGCTGCTGCTGGCGGTGGTGATGTAGTTAAAACTGCTTCAGGGTCTTTTAGTGCGGCTTCTACTATAAGTGTAGATAATTGTTTTTCAAGCAGTTATGACTATTACAAAATCTTTTTTGATTTATCATCAGGAAGTACAGCAAACTTTGATATAAGATTGCGAGTTGGTGGGGCTGATGATTCTACTTCAAATTACAATTATCAATTCATCTATGCTGCTGGCACTACAAACACTGTAAATAGAGATTCAAGCCAAACAGGTTTAAGAGTGGGTACAACTTTTTCAGGCGGTGAAATAAATTATTCTGAAATTACAGTTTTTAATCCCTTTAAAGCAGAAATTACAGGCTTCATAACTCAAGTTGCAAGCAGAAATTTAAGTGCAGCAAGTGCTTGTGAAGCACAAATATTTAATGGAAGCCATTGTGTTGCTTCAAGTTTTGACGGTTTTACTATTCTTAATGGTGGCAGTAAAACTGGAAAATACCGTGTCTATGGATATAAGAACTAGGGGTAATCATGACTAAAAAAAATCTTAATCGTGTCATTTTTAACGCTTCAACTGGTGAGGAATTAGTTATTGATTTAACTGAAGCAGAAATTGCACAATACGAACTAGATGAGGCAGATAACAAAGCCAAGTTCAAGGCTAAAGAAGCTGAGCTAATTGCTAAGGCTGAGGCTAAGGCTGAGCTTTTGAAAAAACTTGGCATTACTGCCGAGGAAGCCGCGCTACTTCTTTCCTAATGAAACCTTGGTTATCAAAAGCTGCGGTTCAACTGCGTGAACAAATAGATGATTCATACAAAGATCGTCTACGCGGCAATGCCGAAGGCTGGATTGCTGATCTGCGTCATCAATCGGCAGGTAAGTCCGACCACATACCTGACCCAAAAGGAAAATTTGTTGTCAGAGCAATTGATGTTGACGCTCGCTTATCTGACAACAAAGGGGATTCAGCATATTTGGCAGATCAAATTAGACTCTATGCTCGGAATCACGGACGCGTACATTATGTAATCCATTTGGGCATGATTGCGTCTCCAATACTTAATTACAAGTGGCGGCGCTATAAAGGATTTTCACCCCATAATCACCACATACATATCAGCTTCAAGAAAGATCAAGATAACAACTCAGAGTTTTTTAACATACCACTACTAGGGGGTAACAATGAATAAGAAAACGCTAGCTGTAATAAACTCCTATGCACGAAGCGCATTTGTTTGTTTAGCAACAGTTTATGTAACAAATCCAACAGGTCAATTTAGCGACATTTGGAAAGCCTTTTTAGTGGCTTGGGTTGCACCAATTCTACGAGCTTTAAATCCTGACGAAACAGCATTTGGTATAGGCAGTAAAGAGTAATGGAAGCGGTAGAAATTGCCGCTATTGCAGTAGGCATTACAACAGTATTAACTTCATTTTTAATTGGACTTAGATTCTTAGTCAAGGGTTGGCTTAATGAACTTCGCCCCAATGGTGGCTCAAGCATGAAAGACGACTTGACTGCATTACGCATAGAAACGACACACCTATCAAATCGAATAGATGAACTCTTTATTGTCATTAGTAGGAAGTAAACTTAAGACATGGCTGCTACTCGTAAGCGCAAAAAGATTAACCGTCGGGTTGTTCGCAGGTCACCCGAACCTTTATCTAAGCTTGATGTTTTTATGATTACCAAACATGAGATTTACCGCGCAGCAAAAAAGGCAGGTTTTAGTAACGAAGTAGCTTGGTTCTTTATGCAAGAGCCACATGCGTTGCCTGATTGGGTAAGCAACGACAGTCCCGACGCTTTGATTCCGCGGATTGACCCAACTGAGGACGAGGACGAATAATTAGGCGGGTCGCTTTTATCAGCGATTTACAGTCCCCGTTCTTTGATGAAAAGAGCGTGAAGGTAGTAGGAAAGTTTTTATCTAAATGGAAGCCCCACCAAACTATTCAAATTGGTGACGAAATAGATTTACCGCAGCTTGGTGGATTTAATGCAGGAACAATTGATGAAATGGTTGGAAACCTAGATGATGATAGAAGCCTTACCCAAGATGTACTTCAGTACCTTGGCGTAACAGATGTCGTAGGCAGCAACCATGGAATCAGACTCTACCGATCAATTAAGAAAAGACTCCCAAGTTTTCTTAACTTACCCGAAATGCAATATGAGCGTTTTATGGGATATGACAAACTCGGTATCAACTTTCACCCACACGGACTTGACTGGGCATATGGTTGGACGGCAGTTCATGGGGACGCTTTCCCTCTTAGCCAAGTTGGTGGACAAACAGCCTTAAACGGCGCTAGAAGGCTTGGTAAGAGCGTTGTCTGTGGACACACTCACAGATTAGGGTTAGCAGCCTTTACAGAGGCTTCTAGGGGTCAATTAGGGCGTACTGTATGGGGATTAGAGGTTGGAAATTTAGTTGATCTTGCCTCAAGCGGTATGGCTTATACAAGGGGTTATGCTAACTGGCAACAAGGGTTCGCTGTCGCGTATGTCAAAGACCGTAAAGTTCAAGTAGTTCCTATCCCAATCAATAACGGCACATTTATATTTGAAGGTAAGCTGTATCAGTAGAGAAACGGACTATGTAGAAAGAACCATAGACGAGCAGATTGACGACTTTGACTCTCTAGGGTTACTTTAGACTTCGTTATCAAATCGTTATCAAACGCGCCATGTATGCCGTTGTAAATGTCCCAGCTTTAAGTCACAATTTCTGTATCCAAGTAAACGGCTTGGTGTAACGGAAAGGCTTAAATGAAAATTAAGCATGCAAACGCTTTAGCCAATGTTAAGTTAAACCCATTGGACTTTGAAAGATTGACTGAAAGTCAAATGCAATTTAAGGGTCACAATTGGGAAATCCAAGATCATAGGTTTGACCAAGAAATGAATTACAATCACGAATATATTTTTTGGGTAGAAAACTATGCTTCTTTAATACTTGCCACACATTTCTTAGATCAGGTAAAACACAGCTATACAATTGCTTACGACGAAGCAGTTGAAATGTATTGTTTTACAACTGACTACGCAAGCGGTTGGAATATCTAATGAGAGCTGACGCATTAGTTTGGGCTTGGTATTGCCTAGCCGCTGGAGTTCTTTTACTTGTCATTTACCAAATCCGAGAGTCTGCTTTTAATAGCGGTTATTGGAAGGGTAGGGCAATAGGTTGGGAATCTCACCGTAGACTTACCAACACAATCAAACAATCAGATGAGGTATTTGACTATGAGAAAAACTGAGGAGTTATTAAACAATGTCCAATCAACCCTTGTTCAACGAGGAAGTGTTTATGGCTCTGCGGAAATTAACCACAGACGAATTAGTGAGCTGTGGTCAGGTTACTTGGACACTTACATTTCGCCTGAACAGGTCGCAATGTGCATGTTGCTCGTCAAAGTCGCACGCCTCAGTCAGTCCAGCGATCATGAGGATTCACTCGCCGATTTACTCGGATACGGTTTGATTTATCATCAAATAGTAAAAGACATGAGAGGTGAATAAATGGCATTTGATCTAAGTAAATACATGACGGCTGAAGAAAGAATTGAACTTTTTGCAAAAGACAATCCTGACTTTAGATATGAGGTAAACCATGAGTTTTACAAAGACTCAAATGGTGACACTTGGGTTGCTGTTAAAGCAATTTTGTGGCGAACCGAAGTTGACCCAAACCCTTGGGTTATGGGTCTTGCAGCTGAAAACATGAAAACTCAGTTTGCTATTGAAAAAGCAGAAACTTCGGCTTATGCGAGAGCTATAACAAATACTGGCAAACCTCAGTTCTCTACAACTAGAGAAGGTGAAAAAGCGCCAAGGGCTAACCGTAACGAAATGGAAAGAGTGAATAATGTTACCGAGTGGAAACCTAAATATGGAACAGTTGGGTCTAAATCGGCTGCAATGGAAGCTGCGCTTCATTTGGTGGAACAACGATCTAAAGATATTGATGAAAGCACTAAAACTGCTTCTTGGTCTATTGGTGAAGTTATCTCTCAAATTGGTGAAGTGGTGGATTTTCATTTCACTTGTAGTCATGGTGATATGGTAAAAAAACAGGGAACTGCCGCCAAAACAGGGCGTCCGTATTTTGGGTTTGTTTGCCCTGCACCTAAAGCTG